CGTCAGTTAATGACGACGCCCGCATATACGAATGCCTTTGACCCGAACCATGAAGCTACGAAAGCGCGGATCAATCAATTGTATCAAGACGCTTCAAAAATAGAATATCCAAAAAATGCTTGACAGCAATTGAACCTTGGTATAACTTTGAATTAAAGCTGGTGAGTGCCGGGCAGACTGAAAAAGTTCCGGATCGCCCATTGATGCGAGAATCATAGATGACTTCCGGCGGAGTAAAAACCGGGTATAGTTGATCGCCGAAGAAGATTGAGTTTTTTCTTTAACGAGTTAACTTACAGGGAGTTTTTCTATGAGGCTAAATTTTCTCGATCGTGGCTTTGGAGTTTGCAGAGCGGCAGAAATTGATACAGCACTTATCACGCAATTTAGCGACATGGTTCATGTTCGCGCGCAGCAAATGAAGTCCCGTTTGCGTCAGCATTTTTTAGTTCGCAAGATGACCGGCGATCAGTGGGCATATGACGGCATTGGCATCGTGGAAGCAACCGAGCAGAACCAGCGCATTGCGACGACCCAGTTTAATTCCGTAGAATGGACCCGCAGGCAGATCAATCGCCGCAGGTTTGTTATTACCCTCCCCTTGGACAGCAGTGACGTTCGCGCCATGCTGACCAATCCTCAAAACGATTATTCCGGAGTTTGTATCCGCGCCATTGAGCGGGTATATGATCGCGTCGGTATTCAGGCGGCTTTTGCGTCAGTGAATACTGGTCGTACTTTCTCAACTGCGGTCACGGCGGCGACAGATGGTGTGATCACGGTTAACGCTACCGCCGGTTTGACCTATGAAGTGATGGTCCAGATCCGCCGGTATTTTTCCAATAATGAAGTTGGTAATGATATGCCGGAGAAATTCCTTTTCCTCTGCACAGGGGACGAGGAAGGGGCTTTGATGCAGGAAACGGCTTTGATCAATTCACTCTACACCCGTCAGTCGGTTGTGGATCAGGGAGAGTTGACCCGTGCTGTAGGATTTGAACTGGTGAAGTATGGTGCGTCAGTGACGCAGCCTTTGATCACCGCTGCCAGCGGTACCCGTAACTGCATCGCTTGTTCTACACGGGGTATCGTGTATGGGATGAGTTTGGATTTGCAGTTGAAGATCCAGGAACGCCCGGACTTGGTGGAGACGACCCAGGTGCAGGCGATCATCCAAATCGGTTCAGTGCGAACTGAAGGTGTTTTGGTTCAGCAAGTTAATACTACGGTCTTGTCATAAGACAACCGTTTAAATCAGGAGGCGGTTTATGGATCTGAAATTTACAGGTTGTCCTATTCGCAGGGCGGATAAGTGGAATCCTATTAATTACGCCGTGGTGAACGAGTATGTGTCGCCCAATTACACGGCTTCCGGCAGTTCTGGCGGCCCTAAATTGGACGCTGCAGGTCAGTTTGGCCCCGGTGCTTGTCTGCAAAGAACGCAAGCAGTATGGGTGATGACCGGAGATACTGTTTTGAGTATCTATCGGATTTTTAAAAATGTTCCGGGCGATGTTATTCCGGTCAGTTTGACCATCCTGAACGATGCCTGGACGAATTGCACATCCATCAACATCGGGCTTTATCAGGTATTGGAATGGGACGGCGTTGGTGCGATGATAGGTTCTGGTAATCAGTTGACCGCGGCTTACAATCCGGCTGCGGGCAATCCTATCACCAGCGCACCGGTAGAAATTTTAACCGCGCCTATAATTGCCAATCGCAATGCCAATTTGTGGATGCTGGCGGGTCAGTCAGAGTATCCGCCTAAGTACGCGGCGTTTGACATTGGGTTGCAGACGATCACGAATACAGGTACGGCGACGCCGAATATCTGTATCCAAATGTCGTATATCAGGAATAATTAAACGTAGAGCTCTCCCTTTCATGCTCTACTTTTAGAGGGGTAATCGGGCTCTATCCGATTACCCCTCTTAGTTTTTAGGAGGGTTTCATGCCCCGTCCGAATTCACCAAATGATATCTGCAATATTGCTTTGGATTATTTAAAGCAAGCTCCGCTTAATAATATCTTGACGCCTGTATCGAATTCTGAATTTATCTTTTCTCGTTGGTATGATATCGAGCGTCAGGCGGCGCTTCGAGCACACCCTTGGAAATTTGCCATCAAACGAGCAACGTTGACTCCCACGACAACGCCGCCTCCTTTTGGTTATCTTTACGCCTATAATTTGCCCAGTGACTATATCCGTAAAGTGACCGTCGGTAATGACTATTACGGCAATTTAAAGCAGAAGATTGAAATTGAGAATGGTCAGATTTTGGCGGAAGGGGGCAGTGATACTCAGTGGAATCCGGGGACTAATCCAGCATCACCGGCGATCCCTTCTTGGAATCTGTTGACTAATTATGTGACCGGCAATCAGGTGGTCTATTCTGGTTACGTTTATCAGGCGCTTTCGAATAATGAGGGACAAGAACCGGATTTATGGCCCGGCGTGTGGCAGCAGATTTCGACACCTAATCCTAACAACACGACCCCATCGACACTTTATCTCCGTTATATTTATGATTTTGTCAATGTGGCGGCCATGGACTCTTTGTTCATTAAGTTTTTTGCCCTTGGTATGGCAATAGATTTGTCACCTAAATTTTCGATGGCAGCGACAGCGGTGGATCGTTTGATGAAAGTTTTTGAAGAAGCGGAGTCTGAAGCGCGGTCGGTCAATGGCCAGGATAATCCTCCCAAGCGCATTCAGCAAAGCCGGATTTTGCAGAAACGTCGAGGATATCAATATAATATTTTTGCGGGTAAATATACAGAGTTTGGGTACTAAATGGAAGTCGCGCTTTCACAAGAAAATTGGGCATCCGGTGAACTGAGTCCTAAAATGCGGGCCCGGCAGGGCATTCCCATTTATGGCCAGGGGGCAGAGCGTGTCGTTAATTTTATTTCTGAAACAAGCGGCCCTGGGCGTTTCCGCAGCGGTTTCCAATTCGTGTTTGGTACCCGCCGTTATCAGCCGGCGTGGTTGTGGCCTTTTGTGTTTAATGATTCCGATGCCTACGAAATGGAGTTCACAACAGGGTATATCCGTTTCTATCGCAATGGCGGGGTCATTACACAGGCAAGCCAAGACATTACCGGAGCGACTCAGGCGAACCCCTGTGTTTTGACAGTAGTTGGTCACGGTCTGTCTAATGGGGCGGAAGTCATTGTCAATGGCGTCTTGGGCATGACACAGTTGAATAATCGTAGTTTTGTTATAGCCAATGCCACAACCAATACTTTTCAGCTTACGGATAATTTTGGTAACAATATTAATTCAACCGCGTATACGGCGTATACTTCAGGAGGTACGATTTCTCCTGTTTATGAAATTCAAGCCCCATATAATATTGCGGATGTTCCGGCTCTGAAAATTGGTCAGAATGCGGATGTGCTTTATATTGACCATCATAATTATGAACCGATGAAATTGACTCGTTTCTCGGATAATGATTGGACAATAAGCACGTATCAGCGATTTGGAGACATGTGTCTGAAGCAGTTGCCAATTACCGGGGTTTCTTTGGCGAATCCCGCAGTCGTGACTTCACCGTCTCACGGATTGGTGACAGGTCAGCAGGTCTACATTGCGGGTTTAGCGTCCACTATGCAGGCAGCTTCCGGCCCCCCATTTGATGGATCTCAACTTATAACGATCACGGTTGTTGACGTTAATACTTTTCAACTGAATGGCATTGACACTTCTTCTGGATATACGGCGTGGTCTGTTGGCGGAGCGGTCTGTGTGTTCTTGCCCATTACAGCAATCACTCAGGCAAATCCTTGTCAGGTCACGGTTACCAATCACGGGTTTGTGACCGGTGATCAAATCATTATCAATGGTGTCCAGGGTATGACTGAATTGAACAATGCCACTGGCGGCGGGGTTTTCACAATTACCGTTGTTGATGCCAATAATTTTCAGTTAAACGGGGTTAATTCAACGGGGTATGCCGCTTTTGTGGCTAGTGGGAATGTTTCTCTTAATGCAGGATATCTGACCAACGTGGCAGGAACAGGAACCATCCCCTGGACTGTAGCTGGGTCATCCGCATCTTTTACCGGAGTTGAAAGCACTTCTAAAGTTTCTGAGTGGTTGGAAGCTACTAATTTTGGGTTTGATATTCCAGCAACGGCCACGATCCTTGGAGTGGTGGTTAAGATCACCGAAGGGGCCAACGTAAATAATGGTACTGATGGGGTCAATGATACGAAGGTTCAGTTGATTATTGGAGGGACCATTAGCGGCAGTAATTATGCCGCGACCATGGCTTTTTGGCCGACTACGCCCGCGGCGGCGTCTTATGGAACCGGAACAACAGATTTATGGGGGTTAACACTTACCCCGGCAGAGATTAATGCGCTCAATTTTGGAGTGGCGATTTCCGCAACGGCAATCAGCGGTTCGAGTCCTGCGGTTATTGGAACGGTTTCCGAGGTGTCTGTTACAGTCTATTATTCCACCGGGCCATATGTTTTAGACAAGACACTTTTGGTGTCGGCATTGGCTTTTTATCAAGGGAGGCTGTACCATGCTGGTTCTGATACATATCCTGAAAGTATGTGGGGCAGTCAGCCTTTGGATGATAATGGTAATCCTCAGTATGATCTTTTTAATTTGGGCGCTCAGGCTGGTGATGCTTTTAAGTTCACTCTTTCTCCTATTAGTGCTAAAGTCGATAAGATTCAATCGTTAGTTCCTTCGATAAATTTCCTAGCGGTTTGCACTCTTGAAGGCATTTCCTCTGCTAATGGGGGGTCTACCGGTACACCCATTTCTCCTTCTACAATTGATGTGACCCCTGCCGTGACGTTTGGATGTTTACAGCAGATCACGCCGTTTTTCTTAGGTATTTCCATGCTCTACATCCATCGGAGTGGGCTAATCCTTTACAGTTTTGAATATGACATTTTTTATTCCGCGTACAATGCGATGGATAAGGATTTGACCTGTGAACAGTGGAGCCAGAGTGCCCTTCCTGGCGGAAGTGGTATCTCTCAAATGGTATTTCAGGTCAGTCGTCCGACTTGTTTTTGGTTTAGACGAAATGACGGGGTCTTGATTGGCCGCACATATATGGTCAAAGAAAATGTCAATGGGGTGCATCGCCATTATGTGGGAGGAGTGAATGCCAGTGTTCTAAGTGTGGGGTCTTATCCTCGTCAAAATGCGTATGACCAGCTTTATATAGTTTCTCAGCGCACGGTTAATGGGAATGTGGTTCGATTTGTGGAGTACATGAACGACGACATCGTGATTCCCGAATTAGATGATTTTTGGACGGGGCCCAATAATCAAGCGGCAGATCTGTTGACTTGGCAAAACGCCATGTTTGAAGCACAAAAGCAATATGTCTATTTGGATGCGTGTCTGACTTATGATGGTTCCGTATTTGGTACCAAGGCTAGTGCGACATTGACCCCTGCGGCGGTGAGCGGAAATTCTGTGGTTTTTACGGCTTCTCAGGCAGTGTTCGCTGCGTCCATGGTGGGACAACAGCTTTGGAAGCAGGCCCAGAATGGTGTTGGAATGGGCCGGGCGATTATTCTTTCTTATCAATCCGCCACTCAGGTGACGTGTCAGATCATTACCGCTTTTGACACTACTACGGCGATTCCCGCGGGTGAATGGTATTTGACTACAAATCTGGTTCAAGGTATTTGGCACTTGATTGGAGAGACGGTTGGGGTGTTGGCAGATGGGGCTTCAGTGGGACCTCTGGTTGTCAATTCTGTGGGTCAGGTGACTTTGCCCAATTCTCTTCAGGCCAGTGTAGTTCATGTGGGGGAACAGTACACCGGCTTGGTTAAGTCCATGGCGATTAATCCTCCACCAGGGCAGCAAGGGGCAATCACAGCCAAACGAAAGACCGTGAACCAATTGGGTATTAAAATGTTGAATTCTTCTGGTGTGAGTTATGGCACTTCACTTTACAATATGAAACCGGTGCCGTTTGATCGGCCTTCAAATTTAGCGGGACGTCCTATTCCTCTTTTTACCGGAACAAAGCGGGTGCCTTTGGAAGATCAGTTGACAGATAATTACGATAAGCATGTCTATATTCAACAGACGTTGCCGTTGCCCTGTATTATTCTGGCGATTGTGCCATTTACAGATAGTGATGATCTTTGATGACAAGACGCATACTTTTTAAATATGACCACCTCGACCTTCTGAATTTGCAAGAGGATTATCGGCCTCTTTTGGATTTAGAGGGCATACGATTTGTCCTTAAACAACTTCCATTGCCCAATGCCGATGGACTGACTTTGATGGTAGATGATCAAATCATGTGTTGTTTCGGATATTTGCAATTGTTTTCGGGAGTGTCTGAAGTCTGGCTGTTTCCTTCAGTTAATATGGGGGATTATGGAGTGACTGTTGTGCGAGAGGTTAAAGGCTATCTGGAAGCAACGGCGGAAGTCCGGGGATGGCATCGTGTTCAAACTCTGACTCGTAATATCCGAATGCACCGTAAATGGATGGAAGTTTTGGGTTTTGTTGAAGAGGGGACATTGAAGCAGTATTACCAAAAAGAGGATTATATTTTATCTGCCAGATACTTTGATTGGAGTAAAGCATGAAATATTGGATGATGCCGGGTTTCAGGTATTTAAATCCTGGGGCGCTCCTAGCGGTTCAGAGTGCTGGCGCAATTGCCCAAGTAGCGGGCGGAATTAGCCAACAGCAGGCCGCGGGGCAGGAAGCCACCCTACAGGAGCAACAAGGCCGGATTGCGCTCACAGAAAGCCAAACAAACGCAAATAACGCGGCTTTTCAGTTGACCCAGGATGTTCAAAACCAAAAACTCCAATTTTTGGCCAACGGTGTCAGTTTGGAAGGATCTCCAAGTGAAGTCATTGCATCCAGCAAAAAGTATGCCCAAACACAGGTCCAGAGCATTTTGAATCAGGGTGCCGCACAGTATAATCTGGCGCAGGAAGAGGCCGCAATCACCAAGAGCAAAGGTAATGCCGCTTTGATTGCGGGGATTGCAAGTGGAGTCGGGAGTGAAGCACAAGGGATTAGTAAAGCATATCAATCAGGATTGTTTGGGACGACGAAGGGGACTTAATCGTGGCCGTAATTCCACAGATAATTAGGGAGAGATTGCAAGGATCCAGTCAGGTGGGGACGCCGGGAATTAATCCAGCTCCGGGTGAAATCGGGCAGGCAGTAGGAGAAGGGGCATCTACGACCGCGGGTGCGGGCTTTGACGTTGCGATTGAATTAAAAAATCGTCAGCGTGAAAGTGAATTCTCTAACTTAATGTTAGACCACGATCAGCGGGTGATGTCATACGCAGAGCAGTTGAAGAAGACCATGGCCAATAATCCGGATGGTATGGCTCCTGCCATGACTAAATTCATACAGGAGGATTTGGCCAATGTTCAAAGAGGGGTATCCGACCCATTCTTGAAAGTGATGATCCCCAAGGGCAGTGGTATGGGCGATCTTTGGGCGATGCGTCAGGCTAATATGGATGCTTTTCAGCAGGGATATGAGAATACCGTTAATCATGGACAGCAGGCCATCGATCTGGCGGCTAAAAGTTTCGGACACTCGCTGGAAGGTAGTCCGGATATGGGGCATTTATCTCCGGGGGCAGCCTCTTCTAACGTGAAACCTTTTACTCTGGCTCCTTTTAATAAGCCTCAGACGATTGATGACGTATTCCAGCGGATGATCCCCGCGCTTCATCAAGTTCAGGAATTGTCCAATTCAGTGAAAAATTCAGCACATCCTCAGTTAGCGGATGAATTTGAATATAAGGGGAACCAGTCTTTAATGCGAATGGCAGTTGATAAATTGACAAATCAAGGCAGCCCCCTGGCGGAAGCACTGGTACAGCATCCAGAATTTACTAAATGGTTTTCCGAAGACAAAGACCCGGATTTATTATCTGCTTATCAACAGAATGTTCCTAAAAAGCTGGTGGAATTTCAACAGTATCAGCAATTTAACCAGATGATGATGGGAGCCGCCAAGAATCCGGCTTTGATGCAGATGTTTACTGATCCTAAATCACCGCCGGATATGGGCAGGGTCATGTCCTTGGCTCAACGATATCCAGACGATAAAGTGGTTCAGAAATGGATTCAGAATTTCATCACATCTGATCCCGCCTTGAAAGCCGAATCAGATGATTTTAAACTGAATGTTTTGGAACAGGCCCGAAAATTGGGTTTTGATCAAGCTCCGGGGGATAAGACCAAACTAAATCCTACTCAGAAGGTGGATCAGTTGGTTAATTTCCATCTGATGCTGGAAGCGGGAAAACCTGCCCTGGGTGCGGATTATGATAAATTTACAAAAGAGTTAGCAGCGCCTTTGACTGCGGCAGTTGTGCAAGCGCATACGCCTCACATTTGGGATCAGATACTCCATCCCATTCAAGGACAAGGTGGGGACATTTTCGGATTAAATCTTGGCGGGGCATCTCCTGGGAATATTTATTCAGCCATGACAGGTGATCCGCGTACTCGGGTTGATAATTGGAGCAGGGGGTATGATATAATAAACGATGCCCTGAAGAATCAGGGTATAACCAAAGGAGACCCCCGCTATGTGTCCACTAAGTTACAAGCTCTCTCAAATTACATTGATCAGACTCATAAACTTGATAATCCTAATTTCCTTGATCCCAACGGTCGCAAGTATACTCCGGAGTCACTTGCACAAGCGACGATTGGCGAAAACTTCAAAGTAGGCGGAATGTGGCCAACGCCAGTTGGCTTGAGGAAGATTATTGGTTTTAAGAGTCCTGGCGATCCGGTTTTTGAAAAAGCCCCTAATGATATGTTACGGTTACAGATGATGAAACCCGAAGAAACTAATCCGCCTTCGACACCTACTGAACGCCAATTAAGATCGGAGTCCGGCAATGGCTGACGGTATTTCTCTTTCAGAAATGCAGGCACAGGCTCAAAATGGGAATACTCAGGCCATTTCTCCCGATGATAAGATGGAAACCATTTCTGCGTCTGATATGCAGAAGATGGGTAATTCTGACCCCCACGCCTATATCCCACCGAAACCTCCTCTAAATGTTCTCGACCGATTAGCAGGACTCGGGCCCCAATTAGTCGCAGGCACTCAAATTTTCGGTGGTCAAATGATGCAGTGGGCCGGGGATATTCGTACTGAGCAACCTGGCGGCCCTGATAAATTGGCCAATACAATGATTAAGAATGGATTGCTTCTACAAGAAAATAACAAGGCGTTTCTCGATAAGAACTATCCAGATCGGGACACGGATTTACTTTCTAAGGTGATGAACCAATTGCCGCCAGCGGCAGAAATGTTGACCCTGGCCCATTTCATTGGGGTTCCCAATGCGTTTAGGGCTTTGGTTGTTCAAACGGGAATCCAGGCCGCGGCAGGCACTTATGCCGGAGAACGTGCCGGGGGTATGTCTCCGGACGAAGCGACCGCCATTTCTTTGCCGGTGGGCGGGATTAATGCTTTAGCTGCTAAATATGGTTACGGGTTATTCAAAACAGAAATGGCTGACCCGCTGAAACGGGCTTTAGCAACAGGGGTCGATGCCGCGGTGGGTTCATTTTTGGGAGGAGTCACAGGTGGTGTTTTGGATATGGCGGATGGTATCCATCCCTATAAAAATGGAAACGATTTAAAAGATTTGCTGGTGGACGCCGCCACTAATGCGGCAATTGCCGGGGTATTATTTGCGCCTGCCGGTGCGTGGTCTGCGATGAAGAATCAACGTGCGATGGAGAATGTATTTGAGAATGAATTGCACATGACTTCGGACGAGGCACAGGCCAAGACTAAAGAGATTATGAGCATTGGGGCGGATAAGGTCAGCCAATGGATTTCTGAAAAAGTTAATGCAACGCCTGAACAGAACGCCCGGATCATGTTTTCACGTCCGGATGCGATGCGGGCGGAGTTTGAGAAGTTTCAACGATTGCAGGCGGGTACTCCTCTTGAATCTGATTACATTCCGACAGATGATAAAAAGACTCCCGAACAGGCTAAACTTCAGCAACAATTGGCGGAATTAGAGAAGGAAAAAGGGAATGTCAAGAATTTGCAATCTGTTTTGAACGATACGGTGGAACACCAGCAATTGCAGAAGCAAATTTTGAAACAGAATAAAGAGGCAGAAGACACGGTTAATGCTGAACATGATGCTATTTTAGCAGAGCACGAAAAGAATGTGGACGCACAGCAGAAGGAAATGGACGCCCGGCAAAGCCAACAGAAAAAAGCTATGCTGGCGGAAGAAAAAAGCATCCGGAAACAAGTCAGTGCCAATCCGGAAGATGAGGATTTAAGGCAAAAAGAATATGATATCGGTCAGAAATCCATTGATTTAGAGGAGGCCCATCGGGATGAACAGGACAAGTTTAAAACCGATACCGAATCACAACGTAAGCAATTGGACGCCAATCGGGAGAAGTCTTTGCAAGAAGCCTTGAAAAATATCCCGCTGAAAGTCACAGCCCAAAAAGTATTGGAAGTATCGAAGGGAAAAGTCGAAGCCCTGAAAGCTAAAATTCAAGAAGCTAAAAAACCTTTGCAGCCCACCGGCAATCGAATTTCTCAATTAAGGGCTGAACTTCGTCAGCTCTCCGCAGGATTGAAAAAAGGTAAAGCCATTCACAAAGAAGATGCTGTCAGCGCAGTTAAGAAGTTGATGGAGGCTATCAACGATGAAAAAACTGGCTTGCTCCGAAGTTTTGATAAAGCTAAATTTTTAACCAAGATGAAGACCATCATCAATTCACCCAATCCGGAAGAGAAGTATGCTGCGATGCTGCCGGAGATCCAGAATGCGATTAACCTTTTAAACCAGAAAGAGGAGGTGCGGTCATGGCGTAAAGACATAGAGAAAATCAATTGGGATAAAATACCAGTGGAGTTTCAAGATCGTTTGAAACCCCTGGTCGATGCGCTTGATTTGCGTTACCTCTCCGAGAAAAAAGTGAACGTAAAAGCTGCTACCCTCGCCTATTTTAAGCGCCGGATCGAGGCAGGTAATCCGGATGACAAGTTGACTTGGGAAGAGCAGAACGCCCTGGAAGCGGCTTCGTCTTTGAGTCTTTCTGAAATCCCCCATGAAATGCTCCGGTCGCTTCACAATACTATCATGGCTGAAGTTACCAAGGCATATCGTTTTGACGCGCTTTCTAAATCCCGACATGCCCAATATATTTTGAGAGAAAAGCAAAAGATCATTAATGCAAATTTGAAAGGGAAAACCGTTGACCCTACAGACACTTTCGGGGAAAACAATGAGGTTCTTAATCGAAGCTGGTGGGAAAAAGCCTTGAAGCTGCCGGATTGGGTAGGTCAGATGGCGAAGACCCCAATGACGGTTTTTAAAGCGACCGGCGGTTTTCATTGGTTTGTCAAATGCCATGAGAATGGAGTAGCTGAACGCCAACAGACCATGGAGGATTTAGATCAGATAGGAAAATTATTCAAGACGCTCAAGATGAATGAGGTCATAGGCAAACCCATCCCTAAAGAGTTTGAATATCATGGTACAAAGCGGGAGTATACGGATAAAAAAGCAGGATCGCTTAATGCGTACATGAAAATATATGCCCAGTCACAAAATGAGAATGGTCTGGAGCATTTAAATGGGAGCGGGCTTCCGACGGCTTTAGTGAGTAAAATCCAAGATTGGTTGGAGAAAGATTATCCTGAAGCGACAAAAACCATTCGGGATGTGTTTGACTATTTCGAGCCGGGTGGGGACGCCTTTGAACGTCTTGATGCCGAAGTGGTGAAATACCGCGGGCATCACATGAGTGTCGAGGATAATTACGACCCCATTCAGCGGCTTGTCAATGTGCCTTTAAGCGATATGGCATGGGGCACTAAAGGGATGTATGGCCGGGCAACGCCTTTTAGCGGGTTCATCAATCCCCGCCGAGGTTCTACTCTGGCGTTTAAAGATTTTGATTATGTGGGGGATTTGGTACGCCATGTTTATGACACTAATCATTTTATCCATAATTGGGATACTCTGGCGGATATGCACGCCATCTATCATGATCCGGCGGTAATGAAAGCGATCCAGGCCAGTGAACACGGTGATCTAAAACTTCAATATATCCACAAATTTATTGACGGGGTGGCCTTTGGTACTCATGCAGAAGATGGGGCACTATCTCAACAACTCTCTTCTATACGACAGAATTTTGCTATTTCTCATGTGGCAGGTAATTTGATCGCAGCGTTGAAAGTAGCCGCCCAGTATCCGGTGGCCGCGCATTATGTTGGTGGCAATTGGCAGAACAAGGCCATGCTGGACTATTCTCTACATCGGGAAGAAATAGATAAGTTTATTGATCAGCGGTCTAATTTTATGAAGAACCGCTGGTACCAGCAGGAACCAGCTTTAACTGAGTTTTCCGAGCGGGATAGAGAAATGTTTGGCAAGTCAAGCGATATCCGTAATTTTCAGAAATTCGCTATGTTGCCCCATCAGATTGCTGATAGAATAGTAACAAGAGCAACCTGGTTAGGGATGTATAACCGCACCATCGCTGAGATCACTGAGTTGGGGTTGACCGAGGAAGACGCAGAACAGGCAGCTATTAAGAAAGCAGACCAGGCAGTCTATGAAACACACCCGACAGGGAGCAATGTGTACTTGCCTCAATTATTCAAGGAAGGGGAAATCGGACATTTGCTTGGAATGTTTCACAATGCCATCAGTAAAAACTATTCCCTTTGGACAGAAGATATTGAAGGTTTCAAAGCGGGCGAAAAGGACATTGGTGATCTAGCAGGGGCCGTTTTAGCACGGGGAGTGATACCAGCTTTGATGATCGGGCTGTTTGATTTAAAGCGGAATTTCCAGAAGGATGAGCTGCCGGCGTATGTGGTTAATCAGACCTTGGGAACGAATCCAGTATTTCGATTCTTTACACAAGCGTGGGTTGACGGGCAGTTTAAAGGTTTAGAATTGCCGCCAAATGAAGCCATACAGAATTTTTGGGATATGATTTTTGTTCCGGGTGCCGGACAAAAGATAAAGCGGGGATTGGAATTTGCGGGAGATATTACCGGCATACCTATTGGGGTTTTGTATCGGGAGTTAAGCGGAACGGCTTTCACGGCTCGCCGTGATAGGGGGAACATACAATGAGTATTTCAAACACAACCTACATAACGTCCGGCGTCACTGACGGAGTTACCACCAATTTCAGTTTCCCTTTTCGTATCTTTTTGACGACGGATATTTTGGTTTATCTCTATCCAACAGGCCAGCCGCAAAATGCTGTCCTTCAGACTTTAGGCACCCAATATTCAGTCACGATCAGTCCCTCGAACAGTGAAGGCGGCAGTATTACCTTTGTGACAGCCCCGGCCAGCGGGCAGACATATTTGATCGTCCGGCAAGAACCTTTTACTCAAAGCCTATCCATTCCGACAGAGGGGGCGATCCCGGCTCAGGCTTTGACCAACGCGCTTGATCTTTTGACCATGCAAATGATTCAGATCAATGGGCAATCAGTGCAGGTGCCTTTTGGATTTGCAGGTACCATCCCGGCAGTGTTGCCCCAGCCGGTAGCCAATCTTGCCCTAGCGTGGGACCCGACAGGTTTGTTTTTGGTTAATATCACTCCTTCAGCAGCGGGGTCTTTAGCTGTTCCGATTGCCAACTCTAATTTGCAGCAGATCACTTTAGCGGGAAAGGTCAGCGGCGCATCCTTAACTTTATTGACAGCCATCCCATCTGGTGCGGGGGTTATTCCCACAGCCAATCTTCCGGCGATTTGCGCTTTAACAGCCGGGACTGGTGATAATGATGTGCTTCAGTTAAATAATTCGGGACAGATTCCGGCGGTGGATGGCAGCCTATTAACAAATGTTCCCATGACGAAGGTTCAATCAGGTTCCCTTAATGCGGCGGCGTCATTGACTATTTCAAGTCTTTCTCCGGGTGTGCGGTATAAATTGGTTTTAAATTTGCTTCAGAACACGTCCAATGGGGATCATAGAATTACTTTTAATGGAGACGGCGGCAGCAATTACATGTATTCAGTCACCACTTTTGGGAACAATTCAACGGTCACTGCAAGTTCTGCTTCTGCGGATTATATCCCAGTAACTCTTGGCCTAATTAAAGCGGCCTATGTAGATTTACAAGAGATCTTATTCACCACATGGCCTGGTAACAACGACAGCGTACAGATAAATGCTTTGGGGAGTTATTTTCAGTATAATTCAGGGTCTAATTATTGGGTGCAGGGAAGCGCCGCGGGTCTCTATACCGGGTCCTCGCCATTAGCGTCCATCACCATTACACCAAGCGCAGGCACTATAACGGGTACCTGGGCACTTTACGCGTTGAATTAAGGAGGCTTCTATGCCATTCGAAACTCAGACACCACCTTCCGAACCGTCACCGGATTTTGAAGCAGGGCTTAAAACATATACCGAACAGGTGGAGTCCATTTCTCTTGAATTAAAAGCCAAACAAGCTGAATTGGGGGGAGTTCAAAAGTCTATTGAAGACGCCAAAACCCAACGGCAGTTGGTTTATCAAACCCAACGGATAGAGCCTTTGGAAGAGCAGATAAAGATGCTGCAACAACGGGTTTCGGATCTTCAAGAAGAGCATAACCAGTGGGCCATTAAAACAAGCGCGCGTAAACTGGAACATGATGCCATTGTATTGGATTTTTCCCAAAAGCAGAAAGCCCTAGATGATTCCTGGGCGGATTTCTACAAACAAGCGGTTAAATTATTGGAAGATCAAAAAGTTTTACAGGCGAATCGGAACACCCTTGCGGCGGAAGAAGCTCAATTCTTAAAAGATCAGGCGGCTTGGACAGCCCAAAGCCAGCAGGAAAAGATTGCTTTGGCGCAATCGAAAAAAGAAGCGGATGTCATCCATGAAGAGGCATCCGAATTATTAGCGCAGGCAACGCTTCAGAAAAAGGACGTTGCTGATGGGGCGGCACAATTGATTTTGGACCGACAGGCTTTTGAAGATGGAGTTGCTGCTGCTCAAGACCTGCTGACTCAAGCGGATGCGGTTGCGAAACAAAAAGCGCAAAATGAAATCGATTTGAAAAACAATTCTGCGGCGGCTCTTCAGAATCAGAATGATGCCATTCAAATTAAAGTGGCGCGGATAGCTTTGAACAATCAGGAACAAGAATATAACAGCCGTATGCAGACGCTTCAAGCTGCGGAAGCGGCATTACCGAAAGGATAGTTTATGACACTCGGAACCGGAGCGTTTCAAGCGGGGTCTAATTTTCCCGGACTTTTGATTGACCTGTTGGCCCAGGGGGGATACCCTACGAGCGTTGTTCAAAAGCATACGAATATTGCTTGCGGAGGCACTACACCCGTTTGGTCCAACTCTTTCAAATTGAATCGGGGGATGACCTTCGGATGGGAGGTGGCACTTACCAGTTCCGGGGTTTGCACAGTTACAATCGAATTAGAGCAAGGCAATCAGCCACCGACAACGGAAGGTGCAGCCGATGGGTCTTGGGTGATCCCTCAAGGAAAAGCCACAACCAACGGGCTATTTCCAACTGGTGTCATTGTGGCACCGGCAACCACCTACATCACCGCTTATGCGCCCGTTGCAACTGTTTTAGGCCGATTGAAAATAACTGGTACTGGTAGCAATGATGCATCCACGGCTTTATCTTTGGCCAGGCTTTACGAAATCAAGAACTTCTAAAAGGATGGTTTTATGAAAAGACCTTTGATCTGGTTATCTGTGGTTGGTTTTGTTTTGGGAATGACCTGTTTACTCTATGCCCAGGGGTTTGCCCCCAATACAGGATATGCTACAGGTAACGGGAATCCGCTTACCAATTATCAAATCCAGAACAATGGAGTTAATTGGACCAATGCCAATATCAATCCGGTCACCGGAGTCAATTGGGAATTGATGCGGGTATCTTACGGTAACACTGCATCCAGTACCAACTGGCAGGCTTTCGGAGTGTGATGACGAAATTAATCCTTCTCATATGCATTTTAGCCGGTGTTTTCTGTACACCGGCTTTTGCCATTAATTTAGACAGTGGGTTTGATAAAGGCAAACTCCCGGCCAACCAGATCACACCGGATTGCAGTCAATGGTCAAAAAACCTATCTTGTAGTCAAGGGGATCAGCAGGCGGTAGATAATGCCTTGGACCAGTTATCTACCAGCGGGGGAAGCGGTTGGACATTGACAGACGGGTCCAACACTGTTACCGGAGTGACTCAAGTGACTGTTACGGGCGGTACTGTTGGTGGTTCTACACCCAATGCCACATTGACAGTTACAGGCGGCCAATGGAATAGTGGCCCTTCATCGTCAATTAATTATACCGCAGGAAATGTCGGCATCGGCACATCAACCGCATCAAGTCAGCTTACCGTGGGCACAACCCCCACAGCAAAGGCTGTCATTAGTTCAACGGGCGGATATACCCAAAGCGGCTCCTCACAAAATACCTTTATAGGAAATACCTTTGCTGGCTCCTCACAGCAAATTGAACTGGCAAACGCTGGGGAAATTAAATCCTCTCAATACATAACCATTGGCCCTGCGCCAACAAGTAACGGATGGAATAGCATCGAGTCTATTGCCTCTGGATATACTCTTGACCTTGGGTGTGACTCCTCGGCAGGTGAGTGCATGAGAATCTATAACAGTGACGCTGTGTCTCACCTTACTTTTCAGCAGACCGCGGCTAGCGGTGCCGCTGACATGACCATACAACAATTCACAGCAGCCAACAACAGCACCTATGGAAATATTGATTTAGAGCAGACAGGAGGCAACGTAGCGATAGGCAACAGTTCCCCTGGCCAAAGGCTGGACGTTACCGGAACAGTGCGCTCTACAGGTTTTACCTTGAGTGGTAACAGTGCCCAGGCAAATTATGTCTTAACCGCGACGGATAGCGCGGGTGATTCCGACTGGCAGGCGTCCTCGAGCGGTGCCAATCCCGGCGGATCCGCTCCCCAGTTACAATATCAAGTCAACGGCACAACATTCGGAGGGGTTTCCGGTTCTGGTGTTGTGGGAGGTAATATCGGCATAGGCACTTCCGCCCCTAGTGAAGCCTTGGAAGTCGAAGGAGGTAATGTTGGCATAGGAACATGGAAGACTAATCAGCTTTTAGAAGTTAATGGACAAAGTCAATTTGACAGTTCAGTCATTGGCAAAGGCGGATTCGTTGATACAGAGACTTCTGGATTTACAGTTAGTGGCACTGCGGGGTTATTTGGAGATTCAAACAATTCCTCGGGTGCCAATACTCTTTTTGAAGGTGGGAATAATGCGAATTCTTATGTCCAAATCCGTAGTACCGAAGGAAGCGGAACTACAGACAGTATAAGATTTCAAGCTGGCAATAATGGTGGAACAGAAGTTATGCGCATCCAGGATAATTCTGGAACGGCAAATATAGGAATAGGGACTACGGCTCCTCTAAATACCCTTGCAGTTGTGGGTTCAATGTCGTTAGGTTCAGCGGCATCTGCTGGTCAGGCAGCTCAATCAAATTCGTTATATGTTAGTGGTAATGTGGATATAGGCACTTGGATTGCGCCTGCGGGTGGTTTGGCATTATTAATTGGGAATACGACTAATGTTGGTATCGGCACGACCTTTGTCGGTGCAACAGGTGAGGGCGCATTGACGGTGATGAACGGAAACGTAGGTATCGGCACCTGGGTG